TTAGAATACTGTCTTTATATATTTTTCAAAGTCCTCAAAGTTATCTTTCTTCATCTTATCAGTAACATGTGCATAAACTTTTTCTGTCATCTCACTTGAAGCGTGCCCTAAACGTTCAGCAATAACCTGGATAGGTACACCAGATTCGAGTAATAAGGTAGCGTGAGTGTGTCTTAATTTATGAATAGATAATTTATACCCCAAAACTTTTTCGCTGCAATACACCATCGTATTGTGTATAGATGAGCGTGATAAAGGTTTACCAAACTCATTTACGAATATGAAGTTGTACTTATTGTCATATAGTTTTTCATTTACTATTTTGTTAGCATTATGAACTTGTAAAAATTTAAATAGTTCAACAGATAACTTCTTAGTAATATACACATCTCTATTAACTTTAGTTTTTGTTTCACCCAATATGTCTCTTTTTTCGTCATAAGACTTAGTAACGTTTATTATATTATTTTCTCTATCTACATCTTGCCATGTTAACGCACATGCTTCACCCACACGTAATCCAGTTTCTATAATCAATCTGAATAAGAAGTAGTGATAGAGATTTCTTCTTTTTACATCTTCAAGGAATGGTTCTATTTTGTCGTGATCAATAAATTCAGCTTTCTTAATGGGTTGATTTTTAGAGAATACTATCTCGCTTGCTGGATTAATGAGCACATAACCATCCACACGGGCTTTCTCCATTACTCTAAATAATAAGTTGTTTGTTTTCTTAATTGTTGAATTACTAAAGCCATCTTCAATTAATTGATTAATCTTTTCTTGCTGCATAGAGTGTGTAATTTTATTGAGTGGTATTTCGATAGGATAAACTTTTTTAGTAATTACATTCTTCTTGTTGTCAGTTAGTTTATAACTAAATAATCTCTTAGCTGACCACTTATCAATATCTACAGATGATTGAGATACTTTGTTTTCACGATATATTTTAATGTAATCTTGTACGTAATCGTATAGGGTGGGTACAGTCTTTTTTGTTGATAATTCATCTCTTTTGAATTCTAATTCATGAGCAATGCGATTTGCTTCTGATTTTGTTTTAATGCCTGAACGAGAAATAACTTTACGTTTACCATCTTCATCTTTATAGCTCACTCGTACACGGTATTTACCATTCTTTTTATCTATAGAAGCCATTGCTATTCCTCCTTTTTGGTATAAAAAATAAGGGTATAGAGATACCCTTATTATTTAGTTATTTTCATAATCTTCTATGAATTGTTGAGCTTCTCCATTTTCAATAAGTGACTGCGCTTCTACTAATCCATTCCATCTTGTTATTGCAGCACTTGAGATTTCCAAAGTAGTAGGTTGATCTATTGTTCCTAATGTCAATAGAGGGTGTACTTCTTTATTATAATTTTCAACTGTATCATTATATTCAGATTTAGTTACTTCTTTTGCCTGTTCATTCATACCAGATGCAACAAATATTTTGAATGTAAAACCTGGTGTAATTAATTTTTCACTTGAATCAGATGGAATTTCAACTTTCTTTAATCCCTCACTTAAAATTCCTAAATAAATATTATTGTCTTCGTCATCTTCATAACCAACATATACTAATTCTTTCAAATCATTTGCTAATTCTTCTCCAACGCTTAAATCCATAACTTCTTTACCAATATAATCAAACGAGCCTGTAATTTCCATTAAAGCTGTTTCGTGTGCAGTTCTTACAAATTGTTCAACGACCATAGCTGGTGTTTCATAATTTTTATCATCTAATACTACTTTTACTGTTTTTGCATGTTCGTCGTATGCCATAGAATAAACATCTGATATTCTATCAAATTCTTCAGCTAACACATGACCAGGATAATCAAGATCTTTGATATTATTATTAAAATCTTTTTTTGCTTTAGAATACCTTTCAGAACTATCTAATAACATGTCGTATTCTTCTTTTGTAAAATATTCCTCAGAATCATCATTTTCGTAATATTCATCAACATCATCAGCAATATCTACTAATGACTTAGCATATTTTTTAAGCTCGTCATTGTATTTTTTTTCATTATCTAAAAATTTATCGTCTATTTGTTGATTTGGAGATTTATCGTCACTACTTTTATTTTCAATTGAGTTATTAGATGGTGTGCCATTAGAACAACCAGTTATAAGCAAACTTGTAATTAATAAAGAGCTGGCAAATGCTTTATATTTCATTATATTATCCTCTTTCTATATTTTTTTATATTTATAAACGTGCAATGGCTCGAACCTTATCAGATATTCTCCATATTCCGTTGATAAACCATATTTCATTTTATAATGTTCAATTGCATTATAAATAAATTCAGGTGTTACATTAAAATGTATTGCCATTTCAAAGACAGTTCTAATATGTTGTTTCCAGCATTCAATAATTCCATCTAAAGTAATAATCATTTCGATGCCATAACGTCGAGCTTTCAACTCTTGTTTAGCATTATTAATATTTCTATAGTCTATTATATTACCAACTGACGTATAGTGGTGACCTAACTCTTCTGATAATATTTCGATATACTTTTCTTGTGGTAACCCATCTTTTAAGAAAATAACACCATCTTTATAACATCCACTAAGCCCCTTAGGCATATCATTTTTAAAGATGATAGGGATTTCACCAGCAAGTTTTTCTAATTCTTCGTATAACATATATCACACCCCTTACGGTAATCCCTTTAATTATTTTCTGTTAGCTTTTAAACCAGCAATATAAGCTTGTACTTTTAAGATTTCTTCTTCAGTTAGATCATCATCCATGTGAGCAGCAACAGTTTCTATAGTTGGTTGTTCGCTTAATAATAATTCTTGAGGAGATACTTCTAAAACATTTGCGAATTTAGTGATGTCTTCCATAGGGATTTTACGACTACCATTTTCATAACGTGAAATAGTAGATTTATTCAAACCAACACGATTAGCAAATTCAGTTACAGTTAATTTTTTTGCCATTCTTTTTTGTTTAATGATTTGTCCAATTTCCACTGAGTTTCTCATGATTTCTACCCCCGTTTAATATATGTTTATATTATTGCATATTTCCAATAAGGAAACAATATCTATATAAAAATATTTTTAAAATATTTTTATATGTTTTTGTTGACACTATGGAAACGATGAAATATACTGTAGTTATCTCAAAACGAAAGTAGGTGATTAAGGGATGATAAAATTTAATGTTAATCGTTTACGTGCTGAACGTATTGCTAGAGGAATTTCATTACATGATATGGCTGGAAAAATGGAGATGGCTCCGAGTACATATAGTAAGAAAGAAACTGGATTAATACGTATCAATGTTGACGACTTGGCAAAAGCTGTGTCTATTTTAGATATATCTGATGCTGAACTTGGTATTTTTTTTGTAAAAGATGTTGCCAAACAGGAAACATAAAAGGAGATGAAGATTTTGAACCTATCAATTTCAGATGAAATTATCGAGTCGTTAGTCCAGGAACAAGTAAGCAAGCATTTGGAACAGCACAAACTCCAATTCTTCACGATAGATATTAAGAAGTTAGCTGAACTTACTTCTTTATCGAAATCAACACTTTATAACGAATTCACATGTGAGCACGAATTTGTAGAAGTAAGTAGGAGAATTGGAACAAGAGTTGTTTATCTTTATCCAGAATGTATGGAAGCATACAGAAAAATTTTAGAAAGGAAGTATTCAAAATGAAAATAGCTTTTATTATTGGAGCGCAACTTATATTTGCAGTTATCGAATTTGCCATCGCTTTTACTGTAGGTGTCGCAGTTAACTTAAGTGAACTATCAATCGTAACGTTAGCAAGTTTAATGAGCGTGTTGAGTGCATTATGTCTAATCGCAGCAAATAAGGAGGTTTTCAATGTTTAAACATTTTAAAGATGTCACACGTAAACAAGTAGAACACAAAAGGTTGTATTCAAAAACAATTGATTACGTTGATAAGTTAAATGACTTAGCAACTAAACGTGATGTAATCGTAACGTATTGCAAGAAACCTACACATAATGAAGCAGGTATCATCACATGGATAGAGAAGTAGAACGCCAACAGGATGTATTGAAGAATTTATATGAGGATAATCAGCCGACATTTTTAGAATGTGTAGAGAGGCTGAGAGTATATCAAGAAGACAATAAAAAAACGCATATCGAGAACGATACACGCAATAAGTAAATTAGGTACTTACATTATAGCATGTATCCACACTTGATGGATAGGAGAAGTTATGGAAGATATTGAATTTTGTAAAGCAGATTTTTTGTACATGTTATCGGAGTTAAATGAGTACGCAGTTACTCATGAAATAAAAAACGTATGGATTAGTCATTTTTCGAAGTTGCAAGCAATTGATTTCACGCATTTTGACAGCACTTATAAAAATGGTTGTAAAGCAATCACGATTTATAGAGATACACACACTCATGAAGAAGCCTACGAAAAATTTGAACGCATGATGAAATGCATGAAAGAGGGTGCTTTACTTGTTAACTAAACAACTTTTATTCAATGAAGTATCGGAATTAATCGAGAAAATAAATGAAACAGACATGGATGCATCAGTGAAATATGTTAATGAAGATGGCATGATTTCAGTTGAATTTATACATCATGACAAGCGTTACCCAGGAAATAAAAAGGAAATGCATTTATTCGATTTTCAAAATGAACACAACGTAAGAGCATGGCATTTCCAAATCGACAAAGTGATGGATGGAGGATTATTAGATGGCTCAACTATTTGATTTTGAAAATACAAGAAAAGACTTACTGCATGAGTTAGAAGTGAATGATGATATGACTTATGAAAATATCAAAGATACATTAGATGCGATTGAGGAATCGATTGATACTAAATTAAACAACACTCAAAAAATGATTTTATCTTTGAAATCTGAAATGGAAACAGCAGACGAGTTAGCAAAGAAATACCAAAATATTAAAAAATCTAAAGAGAATCAAATCAATTATTTAAAACGTTATTTATCCGATTTCTTGAAATATCAAAACGTTGATAAGAAGAAGACATCAGAATTCACATTCTACTTTATTAAACGAAAAAGCATTGACGATCATAACCCTGAATTAATTCCGGAAAAATACTGGAAACCTCAACCACCTAAATTAGATAAAACACTAATTCGACAAGATATTGATAAAGGTGTCGAAGTCGAGGGTGTAGCACTTATTGAGAGTGAAAGTTTGGGGGTGAGATAGATGCAACTAAAAAAAGCTACTGATATTACGCACGAGCAATCCACATTCTTGATTTATGCAAATCCTGGTGTTGGTAAAACAACATCGCTGAAATTTATACCAGGTAGAAAGTTAGTTGTAGATATTGATAAATCATCAAACGTTTTGAAAGGTGAAGAAAATATCGACATTATCGAAATAGACACCTATTCAATTTGGAAAGATTGGTTTGAAGTAACAAAATGGATAGCAGAAAACAAAGATAATTACGATGTAATCATAATTGATAACATTACTGAGTTATTCCGTTCAGTACTTACACAACTAGGTCGTGAAGGTAAAAATAATCGCGTACCTGGCATGGATAGTTATCAACGTGCGGATTTTGTTCTGATGGATAGCTTCAGATACTTAAAAGCACAAAATAAGACACTTGTTTTTACATCATGGGAAATTACCGATCAATGGCATACAGAAGATGGCCAGATGTACAACAGAGCGATGCCTGAAATAAGAAAAAGTATCACAAATAATTTTATGGGCCTATGCGATGTTGTCGCAAGATTAGTAGTAAAAACAAAAGAAGATGGCACTACTGAGCGTGGATTTGTATTGCAACCATCGAAAAGTATCTATGCAAAAAATCGTTTAAGTGATGTAAAAGGATGTAAGGTAGAAGATTTATTCGCTAAAACAGTTGGTGATACTCATGACATTCCAACTACATGATTACCAACTTGAAATAGTCGATAAAGCGCGTAAAGAAATAGCAAAAGGTAATAAAGGTGTACTGATACAAAGTCCGCCTGGTTCGGGAAAGTCAGTCATCATCGCTGAAATAATCAAGAATGCAACGTTACGTAAGAATGAAGTGTTGTTTCTGGTACACCGTAAAGAATTAGCTGAACAGATAGAAAACACACTTCGATTTCATGGCGCTAATATGAATCATGTACAAATTCTTACCGTAATTAAAGCAGCAAACAGATTATCAGTTGTCAAATATCCAAAGATTATCGTTACTGATGAATCACATCACAGTAAAGCAAGTACTTATCAAAAGATTTATGACTACTTTACCGATTCGATACATTTAGGATTTACTGCTACACCATGGCGAATGAGTGGCGATGGATATACTGATCAATACGATAGCTCCATATTTGGTCAATCGGTTGATTGGTTGATAAACAATAAGAAATTAGCACCGTTCAAATATTTATCAGTCAAATTAATTGATGACAAGAAATTAAAAAAGAGTGGCACAGATTACTCAAGTAAATCTATAGATGATGCACTTGAAAAAGGTATTTACGGTGATGTTGTTGAAAACTACATCAAACATGCGAATGGCCAACGTGCAATACTGTACGCTCACAAAGTTGAAGCAAGTCAGGAATTTGCTGATGAATTCAACTTAAATGGCATCAGCGCAATGCATGCAGATGCAAAGACACCTAAAAAAGAACGTGAGAAAATCATGCAGGATTTTAGGAATGGAACAATACAGGTGCTTTGCAATGTTGATTTAATTTCAGAAGGGTTTGATGTACCAGATTGTACTTGTGTGATTATGGCAAGGCCAACACAATCACTCGTTTTATACATGCAGCAATCGATGCGTTCAATGCGATATAAACCGGATAAATTAGCAACAATCATTGACCATGTAGGAAACTATACAAGATTTGGATTGCCTAATCAACAGCATGACTGGGAAAGTTATTTCAAAGGTGGTTGGAAGAAAAAAAGAGGACAAATCATTGATGATGATAGTCCTAAACTAAAAGATTGCGAGAACTGTTTTGCGATATTCGACAGTAAGGAAAATGGCCGTACTTGTCCACATTGTGGATACGAACAACCATTATCAGAAAGTGAACTTGAAAAAATCCAGGCAGAACTGCAAGTTATCGAACCATTCCAGATTGATTACACGCTGATCAATTATGCTAACAAAACACTAGAAGAATTAGAAACACTTGAAGATTATTATCTTTATGCTAAAGCAAGAAATTACAAAGACACATGGATTAAGTTTAAATACACTCCATTAGCAAGTGCTAGCTGGGGAAGATTTCATTCAGAATTAAAACCATTAAAACAAAAATACAACTATTAAAGGAGATTATAAATTATGACTTTATTTACAACTAACTATTCAGAGGTTCAAGAAAATACAGGATATTCACCACTTCCACAAGGTGAGTATGAAATGGTAATCAAATCAGTTAAAGAAAACGCAACTAAAAATGGTGCAGAATCAATGCAATTTGATTTAGTCGTACGTAACGATTTAAAAGCAGTACCAGCATTAGCAGAAACAAATGGTAAATATGCAGACAGACATGTATTCCATGATGAGTGGAAACGTAATAAACCTGATGGTTACAGATATGAGCAAAAAAACTTCATGTACTACCTAAAAGCAGCAGGCGTACCAGAGGGTACACCAGTCAATTCATTACAAGATTTATTCAATTTATTAATCGGTAAACCAGTAAAAGTATACGTTAAAAAAGAAACGAACACATATAACGGTGATACAACTGAACGTAATACGTGTGCGCCATGGAGCTTTAAAGAAAGTGAATACAAAGAAGTAAATCACGTATATAAAGAAAAGAAAAATGATGTACCACAACCTCAAGAAGATATTGATTACGGATTTTAAGATTGATTAGATATGATAACTTTCCTGAAGAACTTACCAAGATAGATAACTGGTGTGTTTGGAAGTATGAAAAGCGCAACAATCAAAAGCCTACCAAAGTGCCATACAATGCACAGACAGGCCAACGCGCTAAATCTAATGATAGCAATACATGGTCGAGCTTTGAAAGTGCTATGTATGTTTACAACAGTGGAGATGCTGACGGAATAGGGTTCTTTTTTCAAGAACCCTATGTCGGTATCGATATAGATGATGCAAGTGATGATGTACATAGATTTAAAGCTGGTGATCATAAAGATAATATCGTTAGTGAATTTCATGAAGCTTTCAAAAGTTACACAGAGATAAGTCCTAGTGGTACGGGGATTCACATTATCGTGAAAGGTAAGATACCAGGAGATAGAAGGCGTAAAAAAAATATTGAAATGTATGAAAATGGCCGATTCTTCACAATGACCGGAAACTCATTAGAAAAATATAAAGAAGTAAATGATGTATCAAATAAGATATTCCAAGTAATCTATGACAAATATTTAAAAACCAACGTAACAAATCTACCTACTAAGAATAAAGAATTTTCATTTCATGAGATGAGCGAATCAGATGTTATCGATTCAATTTTGAACTCAAAACAGGCCGGTATATTTTCCGATTTAATGAGTGGTAACTGGCATAAATATTATTCAAGTCAATCAGAAGCTGATATTGCTTTAGCAAATATCCTAGCGTTTTGGTGTGCTAAAGACTACACACAGATGGACAGCTTATTCAGACAATCAGGATTATACAGAGATAAGTGGGATGAAAAGCGAAAAGATTCAACGTACGGAGAGCAGACATTATTTAAAGCGATTAATGATACTGCCGAAGTATTCACACCTAGAACTAAAGATAAACCCCTAGCATACGCATTAAATTTCCTAAATGATACTAAAAAAGAAGAGCCTAAAGAACTACCAGCAAGAAGTTGGGATGATACTGGTAACGCTGACAGATTTATAGACCGTTACGGCGATTTATACAAATACAGTTACACGAAGAAAAACTTCTATGTATATGACGGCACGAAGTGGAGAGAAGATACAACAGGTGCTATCAGAACATTAATAGATAAGATGGTGAATGATTTAAAGAGAGAGAAAATTGTATTTGATCCAGAAGAAATATCTGAAGAAGATGCGACAAAAGAATTCGCTAAATTTATCAAAAAATCAAGAAACACAACTGCTAAAAAAAATATTGTAGATGAATTAAAACATAGACGATCAATAGAACAGACAGATTTTGATAAGGATGACATGCTAATCAATTTACTTGATGGCTATATCAATCTCACGAGTGGAGAACATCACGAGCATGACATCAGTAAAATGTTTAGTCTACAAGCTAAATCAGATTATTCAGATAAGATGGAACCGGTTATCTGGAAACAATTTCTCGAAGATATTTTTGATGGTGATATGGAAGTTATTAAATTCATTCAAAAAGCATTAGGCTATTCGCTTACCGGAAGTATTAGAGAACAAGTGATGTTTATTCTGCATGGTAAAGGTCGTAACGGAAAATCGATATTTACTGAAACAATTAGCGAGATATTAGGCACATATGCAAGTAATATCCAGGCCGATTCATTGATGGTTAAGCAGAATAAAGGTACTGCAAACTCAGATATAGCACGTTTAACGAATGTTCGATTCGTTACATCTTCAGAACCTAATGAAGGGTTCAGATTTGACGAAGGACTTGTAAAACAATTAACCGGTGGAGATAAAATTACTGCACGATTCTTATATGGTACAGAATTTGAGTTTACACCTAACTTCAAGATTTGGATAAGTACGAACCATAAGCCGATTATCAGAGGTACAGATGATGGAATATGGCGAAGAATGGTATTAATACCGTTCAATGTACAGATACCTGATCATAAGGTTGATAAAGATTTGAAATACAAACTACTAAGAGAATCACCAGGCATATTGAATTGGATGGTCGAAGGCGCGTATATGTGGATGAAAGATGGCCTACAGATACCAGAATCGATTAAACAAGCAGGTCAAGAGTATAGAACAGAAATGGATGTACTTGAACATTTTATTGAAGATACATGCATTAGAAGTGATGGATATGAAGAAAGTGCTAAAGATTTATTTGAAGCTTACAAACAATGGGCCGAAGATTCCGGAGAATACAAGATGAACAAAAATCAATTCGGTAAGAAAATGAAGGAAAAATTTCAATCCAAACGAAAGAAAACCGGAGTTGTATATTTTGGTATCGAATTGAAGAAAAGCTATCCAGGCATAAAAGGCCTCATTTAAATAAAAAGGGTGTATACCTAGAGCAAAAGGGTGTATACCTATAAAATCACTCAATCCCTTGATATATAAGGCTTTATATTACTTTTTTATATATGGTGTATACCTATTGTGCAAAGAGTATATATGTAAATAAATAAGAATATATATAAAGTAAGAAAACTTTCCGGAGAAGGTATACACCGTATACATCATGAGTGTTGAAACCTTGATACGTAAGGGGTTGAGAGTGATTTTAGGTATTCACCCGAAGTATACACCGTTATATAAAAACGGAAGGAGTAATATTATGGTTCGCAAAATTTACTATTTAAGAAGAGAAAGATATAAAGATGCAAGAGAATGTGTGGATGATTTATTCAAAGAAAAAAGATGTTTGATAAAACCAGGTAATTTAATTGCTTTTGAAAGAGGTAGTAGAGATTTTGATGAATTTACCGAAAAGAAACTCGCTGAACTTTTTGGGTGTGATGTTAAAACCTTAAAAACTGATGATGGCAAGTCTTGGAGGTAATCATGAACCAAGAATCAATTATCCAAAATAATATCATTTTAGAACTCAATAATCGTGGACATAGATTATTTAGATCAAATGCAGGCCGAATAAAAACTGAACAGGGGATATGGATAAAATTATTCCCTAAAGGTTTTCCCGACACATGTGGATGGCATAAAGACACAGGACAGTTTATAGCGATTGAAGTTAAGACTGATAAAGGAAGATTAAGCGAAGAACAGAAAAGGTTTGCCAAGTTTGCAGAAACGCAACCTATTTTATACGGCGTAGCACGAAGTGTAGAAGATGCACTTGAGATTATAGAAAGGAGCTAACCTATGAAGATTGAGCCGGTATACAGAATTAGTTATATAGATACTTATAGAAAATACAAAGATATTGCGAAAGTAGAATATGAACTTTTTTTAAACAGGATGATTAATGATAAAACTAATTTCACATTAGAAACAGCATTACTCACACCTAAAACTACAGTCGGAAAAGATAAATGGAGAAAAGTTGCTTTAGCTAATGGAATTAAAGAAGGAACTTATAAATCACGTATAGCCAAAGGCTGGGACAGAGAAGAAGCAGCAACAACCTTACCAGCAAGAGGTGGAAGACCGAAAAAAGATAAAAATGAACATATTTCTTTTATTAACTACATGTTTGAAACGCATGGTAAAGATACAGGTTACAAAATGTTAAGCAAACGAATGAAAGAATTCTACAGAAATAACAAAGAACTATTCGAGGATGTGTTATAGATGCAACGCAGATACATGCATTATAAATTCTATGTGCCTAAGCGTACATATTTAAACGAACCGGAAACGCCTAAGATGTTCGTTAATACGAAGGTGAAATCACGTGAGTGGGATTTTACAGGATGTAAGAATGAGAGATGGCTGAAGTTTATTGAGGAGAGGGTGACGTTCAAATGAGTGACAGCATCAACCCCAACCATTACAAACAAGGTGAGATTGAGACGATTGATTATATTGATCAAGTCGTTAAAGGTTATAAACCGCAACAAGCGTTTTATGTTGCGAATGTTATTAAGTATGTGTCGAGAGCACCGTGGAAGAACGGAAAAGAAGATTTAAGGAAAGCTAAGTGGTATTTAGATAGGTTGGTCGAACATGATTCACTTAGAACTTGAAAGATGGAAACGTCTCTTTAACGTGTACGCATATAAGGAATGGCAGACAAGCTACAAAGATAAACGATACGGAAATGTATTTTATACAGTTGAGAATGACACGTATTTAACGCTAGATGTAGCGAACGAAGTATATGTCGAGGAATTCAATAACATTCGTGAGATGCGAGAATTTTACGGAGAAGATGCAACAGAGCAAATGACTATTTTCGAGGTGATTTGATTGGATCAGCAACGAGATATGATGGTCGAACACGGTACAGGACTAAGAAAGCAGTACTCGAATTATGGTTTCAAGGGCTCAGTTAATGAGTTCTTGAAGTCTATCGAGAAGTATAACAGTCCTTATATACAAGTATTCGAAAGAGTTGATGGAGAGTTAGTGCTGCTTTGGTCAAATGATAAAAGAGGGCAACTTCAGCAGGTAGAACAGATGGAACTATTTTAAGGAGGTACAGGGATGAAGATTAAACGTGAAAGACAAGTAAGGTTGGATGAGTTACTAAAGTACGTGTGGGATAACGATATAAACGACACTCAATTTGAAAGTGACAACAATTCTTGGGTACGAGTTGATGAATATGGAGATGTTGTAGATGTTTATTCAATTGAGAAATCCGACCTTTTCACCATCACAGAAGAAGTGGAGATTACGGAGGAAACTAAAATGAAAAGATTAGTTTGTGTTCATTCACATACTAACAATATTTCGTGTTATAACGATGTATCGATTGAAAAAGCACTTCATTTAGCAAGTTTTAACAAACTTACGTTCAAACAAATCTACCTCCAATACCCTGACGGTTCAATCGGTGAGTTGATATGGACAAAGGAGTGTGGTTTGGTTGATTAAGGTAGGGGATAAATTCAATTTCGAAGAAGACGAATGGACAGTAATTGATGTATCAGAATATGACGATACTTTAATTGCTAGAACTAAAGATGGTGATGATTATGTGTTCTTTCAAAGTACTGTTTATCAGTTTTTTTACGAACAACAAAAACAACGTGCTGATGAGTTAGAAAAGGACTATGACAAAGTTTTAAGTGGATATATCCATGTTTGTAATGAGATAAGAAAAGAAAAACTCCGTGCTGATGAACTTGAGAAAAATCTAAATTTAATTAATAGCAGTCAAGATAATTTGGTTAATGAGTTGCAACAAGCTTTATCTGAATCGAATAAACGTGCTGATCGAGCTGAAAAGCGATGGAGTGAGTTGAAGGAACATTCGAATGATGTGTGGATGAATGGTGATGCTGACGAACATGAATATGCATTTAACGTTTTAAAACTGATGCAGCAATTAGAGGAGGATGGCGAGTGATTCCGAAAGATTATCCATATAGGTATGTAGATTTATTAGATTCTTTAAGGAACAATGAAAAACTTTTAGAAGAAGGAATTATTACCGAAGAAGAACGTAACAGATATTTAAAAAATATCGTAGAAGCTTATGGACGTTATGAATTAATCGAAGAAGAGTTTTACCAAAGAAAAAAAGTGGGCGTAGCATACTTCATTACTTTGGTTACGATTGGAATTTTATTGATTGTTGGTTTGTACATATAACCTAAACATTCGTCTAATCTGGAGTACAATTCCACATTAGACGAAGTTACTCGAAAACAGGAGGAATAAGGAATGGATAAATTAGTTAGTTTAAAAAAAGATTTTTTAACAGCTATTCACATTATCAAAGAAGAAAATGATAAAAATTTAATGTTAGCTGGTATTACAATTTGGAAAGAAATTTTGAAATTAGTGAATGTCGAAGAAAGACATTACATTGAAGCATATCAAGAATTATTAGATAAGTTAGAAGAAAATCCCGAGCATATCGAAACATTTTGGGAAGATTTTGAGACATGCGTTCAACATTTAGAATCAATGGTTGAAAGATATAAAAAGGACGATTTATCGATAAACGAAAGAAGTTGCTTATGGGCAAATATAACATTGCCGATTTCACTGTTAGCTGTGATGTGGATATATAGGCATCCTAAATTTAATGGTGATTTATACGAGTTTTCAGAAACAGAACACATTGATCCTTTATCTGTAGTTATGGAATAACTTACTCGAAAGCTCGAAAGCGTACTAGAAAGCTACTAGAAATCGAACTATTCGGAAAACCCGAAATGTTGAAAAGGAGGAAATGAGAGATGGAGGATTGGGTTAAAGAAGGTATTCCGTACTGGGAAAATGAAGATTGCCCTCGAGAATATTTAGAAAATGCACTCAAAGGACTTATCCATTTTATCGAAGATGTGCATGTGGATGATGAACTCGTAAGAAATATGAGTGATGAAGAACTTAAAGATAAAATAGATTTCTATGAATATGTAGCAGATAAGTGACACGAAAGGAGCGAGGATTGTGGACTATGAAAAAGCATATAAAAATTTAAAACATAGTATCAATCAATTAAGAGAAGAAGTTAAAGAAGAATATAGTCAAGCTGACGATGTGCTTGATGAATTGATTGATAAGATTGATGAACTCGAAAAGGAGAATGAGGGATGATTAAATCAGATAATGAAAAAAACATAATCATGAAATTTATTGTAACACTTGCAATATTGATTATAATTTTTAAATTATTAATTGGTATTTCAGTAGTAATGATTTTAGGAGATTTATTTAATTTGTTTGATGCAAATATAAAATTGTGGTTAGTAATTCTGGTCATCACTTTTGTTATGGGTGGGGTACTAAGAGTAAGTGCAAAAAGTTTAGTAGAAGTTGTAGAGAAGAATAAAGAAAAGATGAATATGTAGATGATCGCATACACACTACTAATATTCCTGGCACTTCTTTTCTTACGCATAACAGAAGACATATTTGATGTAGCAATTAACAGTGGAATGAATAAGTACTTGGTAATAACGCTATTCTTATTATTCTATAGCGCCATAATCAGCATCATGTTAGTAGCTTTAGATAATGAATTTGAGGGGTGGTAGGACATGAAAGCATACAGATATGTATACGATAAAGTAACTATCAATGGTAAAGAGTATACACATACAATTCCGAGGTTGGAAGTTTATGAGAATAGTTTTATACGTAGCTTATTGAATGCACAGCAAGCAATGATAAATTTTGGAAAGGCGTTGAGTAAGCAATGAACAAAATCGAAATAACTGAAGAACATTACAACGACTTAAAGTCTAACGCAGCATATCGTAATGAGTTCTCTAAATTCTTAATCTTTATGGTGTGCATCACAGTTGGCTTTTTCTTAGGTATCGTATCAGCAACAGTATTATATATGAGTTTATAGGTGGTGGAGTATGACATCGGTAAATAAAATAGTAGCAATTAATATAAGGGCTTTTAGAAAACATCACAAGTTAACACAGAAAGAATTATCTGAAAGAGTTGGTATTTCAAGAAGTTACTTGAACGATTTAGAACACGCAAGAAAAAACATGTCGATACTTACATTAGAAAAAATAGCAATTAAATTAGATGTACCTATTTGTACATTATTATCGGAGGACAATTAAATGACAAGACTGAGAAGTACTTATCTATTAATCAAAGCATTATTGAAATATCTAGACAATAAAATAAGTGGTGTTGGAACTGTAATTGAAAGATACAAAATTGCTAAGTATATCGATAGCATCAAAACAGGAAACAAAGCAGAAATTAATATGAATACAATCTTAATTGATTCAGCATTTTATAAAAAGGAGAAATTACAATGACAAGACTATTAGAACTAACTACTTTAATTTCACAATGGGCGAAAGATCGTAAATTAGATACAGGTAATCCAAAACAACAGATGCGTAAACTCGGTGAAGAGTCAGGTGAATTATATTCTGGTATCACAAAGAATAAACAGGACGTTATCATTGATAGTATTGGTGATACGTTTGTCGTACTCGTTGTATTATCAACACAGCTCAACATCAATACCACACAAATCGTAAACGAACTGGAAGCGGCACATGATATTAGCAATCTATCTTATCAAAACTCTTTAGATGATATGTGCTTATCATTGATGTTCCAGGTTGGCTCACTTGCACATAGCATTAGACATAGTAAGAATAATCATTCACATACTATGCATATTATGTGGGCAATGGAAGTATTACTGGATTTAGCTGAACAGTTAGGGTTAACACTTACTGAGTGTGTTGAGTACAGTTATAACGAAATCAAAGATCGCAAAGGCGAATTAAGAAACGGAACATTTATTAAAGAGGAGGACTTATAATGTTAAACAAAAATGATAGAGTCATTATTAAAGCAACTGAAGAGACAGGAACAATCACTAACATATTTAATGTTGAGGGTACAACGTATTATGAATTAGAAGATAGAGTTAAAGCTTATACCGGCGAAGAGTTATTACAGTATCAAGTAGCGCAGGATGAACGTAAACAGACATTTGAAGATAGTACCGCTTCTATTCCAGTTCCATTGGATATTAATACACCAATCATTACAGATGATATTGAATTAGGTAAACGTTTAGCAATCGAACCTATACAAAATGATACAGATCCAGGAGATGAAATAACAACAGTGACTATCAATCAGATTGAGTATGATGAACTTACTGAAGATAGTGACATACTTAAACGAGTTAAAGACATTCTAAATAAGTAAGGGAGATAACGGATGCTGAATACCAATGACATTAAGAAGTTAGAAGAATACTTTGTAAGATATGATGAACTCAAACTTAAGAGAGAACTTAGAAGACTTACTGTATTAACTAAAGAAGTAGATGAGAACATTGGTACAAAGTCTACTGCATTACCTCAATCGCAAGTAGAGAATGAAGTCATCAAGCTATCAATGGATAGACATTACAACAATATAGATACAATCATAAAAGGTATTGAACAGATAACTAATACATGTAGTGATACTGAAAGAGTGATCATAGAATGCAGATACAACAAGTCAGTTGATACAGCTTACGAGTGGGAAGACATAGCACATCATCTAACTACTATGAGAAGTGATAACAAAGTAATCTCACGTAATGCAGTATTGAACATTAGAAATAGAATACTTACTGAGTTTGCAGAATTAATTGGTTGGATAGTCTGAACTTTCGGTTATATAGAAGTTTATTTTAAAACATAATATATTTGTAGTATAGAAAATCTAGGCACACACTTTACCCCTTGAGTGTGTGTCTTTTTGTTTGGAGTTGAAACAATTGGCACCAATGAGACGATGCAATCATCCAACATGTAATACATTGATTCCTTTCAATCAACGATACTGTGATAAGCATAAGACATATATCAACAGTAGATATAACGATGAACGACAAAGAAATAATCCTGAATATGTTCGTTTTTATAAGTCAAGAGAATGGCTGAAAGCCAGAAACACAGTTTTACTGGAGAATGATTTCCTTTGCTGTAAATGTGGAAGACAAGCAGCACTCGTTGACCACATTATTCCAACCAAAGTTGACTGGTCAAAACGATTAGATAAAGAAAATCTTCAACCATTGTGTATTCAATGTCACAATCAAAAAACTTTTTCAGAAAATAAAAAATAAAATTTCACAGAAGTCCCCCGAAAAATTTTGACGGGTGGGGTCGAAAAACGAAAATTCAACGGCGCCCCCCCTTCTTTTTGACGGATTCCCTAATCAAAACTTTTCAGACGGACAAAATTATGATTTGTACACAATAAAAATACAATAAGGAGGTGTCTAAATGCCTAAACCTAGAAAATTAACAGAAAACACAACTAAAAACTTCACAAAAGAAGAATTATTAGAACGCGAACAGGCAGAAGCTAAACTATCAGAATTTGATACTGATCAATTAGCACCTCCTGAGTATTTAGATGAAATTGCAACAGATGAATACAATCGTATCTTACCGCAACTATTAAGATTACCAATCTCAAATTTAGATTATGCACAAATTGCAGCTTATTGTGGTTTTTATTCTGACTTTGTGAAAGCATCAATCGAATGTAATAAAGAAGGTTTAATCATTGAAGATGATAAAGGTAATCCAAAAATTAGTCCAGCATTCAACGCAAAAGAAAAGGCTTCAATCAGAATGGAACGAACTGCAGCAACTTTAGGTTTAACAGTAGATAGTAGACTTAAAATACTTACACCTAAAAAAGAAGAAAATAAAGACCCGTTCTCAAAGTTTGCGAGTGATGATTAATGGATTATGCAACTGAATATGCAAGAAAAGTAGTTAGTGGTGAAATACTTGCGAGTGCAATGAACATCAAAACATGTCAAAGGCACTTAGATGATTTGGCTAACACACCAGATGGATATGTGTGGAAAGTTGAAGAGGCAAATAAGATTATTGAATTTATCGAAATGCTTCCAGATACGAAAACAAACAAACCAATGCCACTTATGGAGTTTCAAAAGTTTATTGTTGGATCTCTTTATGGTTGGCGTACAACTGATGGCTATAGAAGATTTACTAAAGGTTATATCTCAATGGCCCGTAAACAGGGGAAGTCATTACTTGTCAGCGGTTTGGCACAAAACGAATTACTATTTGGCCATTATCCAAAGTTTAACCGTCAAATTTATGTTGCATCCTCTACATACAAACAAGCACAAGTTATTTTCAAAATGGTCACTCAACAGTTAAACATGGTGAGAGCAAGTAGTGCTTTTATCCGACAATCAACCAATGTTACAAAGACTGAAATAGAACACACTACAACGTCAAGTACATTTGCGCCATTAAGTAACAATCCTGACGCAGTCGATGGTAAAGACCCGACTGTCGCAATATTGGATGAGTTAGCGAGTATGCCAGATGATGAAATGTATTCAAGATTAAAAACTGGTATGACATTACAGAAGAACCCTATGACTTTACTTGTAAGTACTGCTGGAGATAACTTAAACAGTCAGATGTACCAGGAATACAAATATGTTAAACGAATACTTGACGGCAAAGTAAAAAATGATAACTATTTTATCTATTGTGCTGAAATGGATTCACAAGATGAAGTAAACGATGAAACCAAATGGATTAAAGCAATGCCGTTATTAGAGTCTAAAGAACATAGAGATACCATAATGAAGAACATCAAAGGGGATATTCAAGATGAGATTGAAAAAGGTACATCATTTCATAAGATACTTATCAAGAATTTCAATTTATGGCAGGCAACAAGAGAAGATAGTTTGTTAAATATCGATGAATGGAATTCTACAGCACTTGAACATAAACCAGATATATACGGTAAAGACGTATATATTGGAGTCGATTTATCTAAACTAGATGACTTAACTTCAATTGGCTTTATCTTCCCGACAGACGACAATAAAATGCTGATTGATACTTATTCATTCATTGGAACTAAAACATCAATAGAGGACAAAATAAAGCGAGATAAGATAAGATACGACACACTCATTGAAAAGGGTGAAGCGGAAGTATCTACACTTGAAAGTGGATATGTCGATTACTTAAGAGTGATTGAATATATCGCTGAATATATAGCAGTTAATAACTTGACGCTGAAGGCATTGTGTTATGATCCTTGGAACTCTACCACATTTATAACAAGTATTGAAAATAAACAATTAGATTGGCCACTTATAGAAGTGAGTCAAACATTCAGAGGACTATCTCAAGCAATTAAGCAGTTTAGATTGTGGGTAGCTGAGAAACGCATCAATCATTTAGGTAAAGACTTACTCACAATCGCAGTAAATAATGCCAGATTGATACGAGATGGTGAAGATAACGTAAAAGTAGATAAGAAGATGAATAGACATAAGATTGACCCAATAATTTCAGTAATAACAGCATTTGCAGAAGCACAATTCCACGAGTTTCAGACGAATTGGGATGAAGTTTATGCGAGTGATGACTTTGGATTCTAGGAGGTGTAGAGCATGGTACAAAAATTTAATCAGTTTATTCAAGTATTGTTGGTGAATTTCACTGCAATACTTTTTTTATTAGGTGTAATTTTAATTGATTACGCAATTTTTAATTATATTGGCGAGTTTCAGGGATTTATAGCAATTGGTATTTCACTAATCTTCATCGCTTGGTTAATAACCATAGAATCTGATGAAGGAAAGAGGTGATATAGATGGGGATATTGATTAAAACACCATACAATGACTTGCCAAAAGATGAAGACGGACTTCAAGCATTTGTACAAGCACTACCTGGATTTCAAGGGCAACCAATTGATGCATTTGAACCGGTTGATGCCATTCAAAATACAGATATTTTTACAGCGGTTTCAATGATTGCTGGAGATTTAGCACGAATGGATATTCAAACTTGGACTGATGAATTAAGAAGTAAGAATAGCAACTTTGAAAAATTGTTGAATATCAGACCTAATTCAGTTCAGGGTGGATATTTGTTTAAATTTGTAGTTTTCGCCAACGTACTTTTAACTGGTCATGGATATGTAGAAATCATTCGCGATGAATTGGATGTACCAGAACAATTATTTTTCAGAAAAACGTCTACTGTAGAGCGAAAAACTGATAAAAACAATGCGATTTATTATGAAGTAACATTAAGTGACAACAAAAAGAAAAAAGTTAATTTTTACGACATGATTGACTTTAAATTCTATTCTCTTGACGGATTTAAAGGTATTTCATTACTTGAGACACTTGCTCAAACAATGCATACAGACAATTATGGTAAAGCGTTTCTTACGAATTTTTTGAAAAATGGTACACACGCTGGTGGAATACTCAAAATGAAAGGTGTTTTAAACAATAAAGAAGCACGTGATAGAGCGAAAACACAATTTGAAGAGTCATTTAGTGGAAGTAAAAAAGCAGGAAGTGTATTAGTACTTGATGAGTCTATGACTTATGACCAACTCGAAGTTGATACGTCTATTCTAAAGTTAATTCAAGATAATAAAGCATCCACTCGTGAAGTCGCTGGAGTTTTCGGTATACCTCTTCATAAGTTTGGTATTGAAACAACGAATATGAGTATAACGGATGCTAATCTTGATTATTTATCAACGTTAGCACCGTACATGGAGTCAATTACTTCAACTTTAGATTTTTATTTCAATGATCCTGAAGATGACGGCGTTAAGAGATTTAAGTTTGATACGACTGCACTGAAAGTGATTGACGAAGAAACGCAAGCGAATATTGATAGTATCTACATTGATAAATCAATTAAGACACTTGATGAAATTCGTGCGGAAAAAGGATTACCACCATTACCAAATGGACTAGGAAGTAAACATAGAGTTGACTTAAATCATGTAAATATCGAAGTTGTGGATGAATACCAACTAAATAATTCCGATAAGAAACTTTCTTTGAGTGATGAAGGAGGTGATTAGATGGAAAAGGAAAATCGCTCACTTAAATCATTAGAAGTGAGAGCATTGCCAGAAGTTGATGAGTTAGTAATTGGTGGATATGCTTTAAAGTTTAATACCTGGTCAGATGATTTAGGTGGGTTCATTGAAACTATTTCACCAACTGCACTTGAAGGTGCTGATTTATCAGATGTGAGATGTCTTGTTGACCATGAGCCAAGTCAGATATTAGGTAGAACCACTGCCGGAACATTAGAACTTGAAGTTGATGATGTCGGATTGAAGTATAGATGTACTTTACCGAACACACAACTTGCTAAAGATATACATGAAAACATTAGATTAGGCAATGTAAATCAATGTTCATTTGGCTTTATGTTAAATGATGGCGGAGATAACTGGGTTAAATCTGATGATGGATTGTATAAACGTACTTTAAATAGTTTTAAAGAGATTACAGATGTATCTGTAGTCACATATCCAGCGTATCGAGATACAGACGTAGCACCAGCATTACGCAAAAAGCATCAACTTCAAAATGAACTTAGAAAAAGAAAATTAAAATTAGAGTTAGAACTTTTGTAAAGGAAGTGATCTAGCATCTCGGAGAAGTTGAACTCCGTTATCAAATACAACCATTGGACGTACACGAAAGTGTGACGTCTATTTTTTATGCACAAATTTATAAGGAGGTAGAGAGTTTTGACTATTGAAGAGTTAAAAACCAAGCGTGAGGACTTACGCAAAGAAGCACTTGAGTTAACTTCTACTGATTTAGATAAAGCTGAACAATTACGTGATGAGATTAAAGAAATTGATTCACAGATTGACACTTTAGAACGTCAGGAAGCACTCAAAAAAGATTTAGAAGAAATCGTTACTGAGCCAAAAGAAGAAGCAGAAGAAGTTGTAGAAGAAACAGAACAAAAACAAGAAACTACTGAAGAGGTAGGACAAGGAGATGAAGTCATGACAGAAACAGAAGTACGCAGCAAGAAACAAAATCCAGTTGTGGATGTACCAGAAGATTTAAAAGAAGAAAAACGCAATAAAGAACGTGAAGATTTCCGTCACTTCTTAGTGAGTGGAGAACAACGTGCATTAAAAACAACTTCAAACGAAATTATCGTTCCAGAAGACATCAAAACTGAAATTTTAGACTTACGTGTTAATGATCTAACTTCATTAGACAAATTAGTAACAGTTAAGAAAGTAAAGACTGGTAAAGGAACTCAACCAGTTTTAGCTGTTGAAAACGATATGCTACCATTACCATCTGTTGAAGAATTAGAAGAAAATCCTGAATTAGCATTAGTACCGTTAACAGATATTGATTACAAAATCGACACTTTCCGTGGATATATCAAAATATCACGCGAAGCATTAGATGATGCGATTGGTGCTGAAGATATGATTAAAGATTTCTTAAAGCAAAAAGAAGTAAATACTCGTAACTCTTTAATTTTAAAAGCGTTAGATGGATTAGAAACAAAAACTGCTGCTAATACAGATGAGTTAAAAACTTTAATCAATACTGGAATTAAAGGTAAATTTAAAAACGCTATTATTGTTTCACAATCAGTTTATAACAAAATTGATTTAATGAAAGACGGCAATGGTCGTTACTTATTCCAAGATTCGATTACTGCAGCATCAGGTAAAGTATTATTTGGTTTACCAGTATACGTATTTGATGATGAATTAATTGGTGCTGATACAATGTACGTTGGTGATTTAAAACAAGCTGTAGTCTTATTTGACCGTTCTCAATACACAGCTAAATGGACTGATTACATGCACTATGGTGAGTGTTTAATGGTAGCTGTACGTTTAGACTGTAAACCTGTTAATAAAAATGCAGTTGTTAAAATTACATTCGGCGGTACACCTACAGTATAAGGAGTTGGTTTAAATGGAACTAACTCCTGACCGTTTAGAACTTCTCAAAGAACATATGAGATTAGAAGGAACTTCTGAAGAAAGATTATTAACTGAATATTATGCGTGGGCATATATTGATTTAGTTGATGCTATTACTGGTGAACAAATACCTGATAATTCGTTCTTTGAGAATAATAAGCTATTTAATGCTGCGATATTTCCTTTGACTGCTTATTATTACGAAAACAGGATTGCTTTTGATAGTATTTCACGTGATGTTCAATACGCACCACACATGGTATTATCAGTTGTTCATAAGTTACGTTATCAGTACGCAGTAAGGGGTTGATTGAATGAGTTTTATACGTGGTAGAGTAGCTGATAATATCGGTAGAATGGATAGAAAATTTACGATATACGCTATGTCAGACGAATCAGATGATGGTTGGGAAAGTACAACTGAAACTGTATTCCATTCTGGATATGCTGAAGTAATTGACACCAAAGCTAGAGATTATCAGTTTGCAGTTTCTACAGGTACTCAAAATCAAACGAAACTTAGAATGCGATATAAAAAAGGAATTACAAATGAGATGACTGTTGAATTAGATGGAGAACGTCACAATATTATTACAAAGTTGAATGCACATCCGAGAAATCCTTATATGTATCTTGTTATCGAGCGTAAAACGTTATGAGTTTAGATATTAAAGGAATGAATGACCTGAACAATAATATAAAACAGATGATACGCAAAATTGAAGGTGCAAGTGAAAAAGTTGTTGAAGCCGGTGCGAGGATTCAGTATCAAGACATTAAAAACTCTCTCTTTCACGATACTGGACTCGCTAAGAAAGAAATAACTTTAGGTAAAGCACATAAAGAAAAAGGCGAAACTGTTATAAATATTGGTTGGACAGGTGAGTCGAAATCGGGTTGGCGTATTCACTTTGTAGAGTGGGGAACTGTTCATCAGTCACCTCAACTAAAAATAACAAAATCAATCGAGCGTACTGAAAAAGCAAAAGAGCGCGCGATGATGCAGATTATTAAAAGGGAGTATGACTTATGATTGATGATCCATATAAATTAGTACGTGACATATTAGTCAATTCAAAAGAAGTTACAAGCGTAATTCCAGCAACAAACATCAAGAATGCAACTATACCAAGCAATTTATTAACGAGTCCTCCATACATCAGAATATCAATCACAGATATACGAGATGAAAACTTTGCGGATGGTCAGATATATGCAGGTGGTTTATATGTACAGATTGATATTTGGCAAAAAGACGGATTACTAACAGTAGGAAATAAAATTAAAAAGTTGCTCAAATCACATGGATTTAATTTCATCGACATGATGGAACCAGGAACTGAAAAGATTAATGATAACGTCACACTCTTTAGAGATGCAAGACGTTATTTTTATGGCTATGAACTGAATGAAGATGAAAGATATTAAACCGACAGTCGTGAGATTGCCGGTTTTTTTAGTACACAAAATTAATTAAAAAAACAGGAGGTCATTTAACATGGCATTTGTAAAAATCGAGGAAACAAAAGGTTCTACAGTAAACGTAAGTGGTGTTCATTTAATCGAATTATTAACTGATGAAGTAGGTAAGCCAGCGGTTTACGATACAGAATACCACCATTTACAAGGTGCACAAGATATTAAAACAGATAAAGAACAAGAAACAGTTGAAAACTGGGGTGACGGTCAAGTTCAAGAACGTGCAACAGTTGTAAGTAAATACAAAGTAGACTATACAGCGTTTATGGTGCCGTTAGAAATTGAAGCTTGGTTAAACGGTGCAAAAGTTGACGAAGACGGAACAATCATTGAAACAGGTGGAGTAATTACACCTCCCAACGTTGGTACTTTCTTCTATAAAGAACGTGCTAATAAAGATATCGAAGTTGTTGCATTAGTAAAAGGTACTTTTGTTACAGGTGGAGACGAAGCAAAAACTGCTGAAGAGAAAATCGAATTTGGTAACGGTTCTATTGAAGGTGAGTTCTCAAGTCGTTTATCTGACGGTCAAATTCGATACAAAGAATTAATCAAAAAAGATGATAAGGATGCATTAGATAAATTCTTGAATAAAGTATTTGGTAAACCAGCACCAGCAACAGCTATTCCACCAAGCTGGACTAAAGAAGTAACACCAACAGTTTAATAAGGAGGGTCACTTAGATGACGAACAAACAATCAGAAACTAAAAAGAAATATGAAGTCGTAAAAGACTTTTATGATGGTCAAGACAATAAGAAAGAATATGTTGCTACTAAACCATATCCACAACCAGCAAACAAAAAAATCGAACAAGAACGTATCGACTTCTTAATTAAAGAAGGATACATCAAAGAAATTTAATACTACGAGGAGCGTAATGCTCCTCTTTTATTTTTAGCTAAGAATAAAAACTCATATATGAAAGAAGGACATTAACATGACAGAAAACACAAATGCAGAAGTAGTAGAAACAAACGAAGTAGAAGAATTAGGTTTTTTAGAAGAAATCACATTAGTGAATGATAAAGGTGCTGAACGCACGATTACTGCACCACGTGTTGTCCCTGGTCGCGTATTCCGTGCTGCTAAATCATTAGGTTACAAAGAACGTCAATTAATCTTCAAAAACGATGGTAAAGGTAAGTATGAAAAAGACGAAGATGGAAATTATATTCCTAATGAATCAACAGAAGAGATTGAATTAGGTGTAGTAGATTTATACGAAAACTTTATCGTTGAATACTTCAACAATCAATTCACGGTAGATGAATTACGTGAAGGTTTAGATGCTCGTAAATATGAAGAAACTTTAATGTTTGCTTATACAAGTGCATTGGGAAACCCTATGGTGCCGAAGAAGAAGTAATTTCTGAAGATGCGGTTGATGAACGTGAGTATACAGATAAAGAAATCCTAAGACAAATTGATAAAAATATAGCCACAATGGCTAAATATTTCAATGTTAGTCCTATGGAAATCATGGACGGAGATTATCACTATTACTTACACCAATACTTATTATCTGTAGAAGATGATGAGATAGAAGAAAAACCGCATAGACAGAAAGTTGATAGCCTATTTGATGCATTTTAGTAAATGACAGATAGGCTATTTTTTTATGAATTTTTTAGGAAAGGAGATGAGTAAATGGCATTAGAACCTATCGGTAAAACCGTCATACAGGTTGGTTTAGATGATACTAAGGTAACTGACGGTTTAACCAAATTAAATGCAAAGATGAAGATGGCAGATAATGTGTGGAAGTCTTCATTGAGTACTTTTAAACAATCAGATCGTTCTATCGAAAAATTAGGTGTATCACTTAAAGGTATGAATGACAAGTTAAAAGTACAACAAACGATTGTTGCAGCACATGAAAAGAAAGTAGAGAAGTTAGCAGCTGAATATGGTAATGCACATACTAAGGTTATCAAAGCTACTGCAGAACTTGAAAAGCAACGTGCTACAATGGGTAATTTACAACGTTCAGTTGGAGAAGTTACTAAAGAGTTGCAAGACTTACAAAAAGCTGAACAATTAAGTAAGTCACCGTGGGCGCAACGTCAAAAAGAGTTACAAGCATACAGTGATAAGATGAGTGCTCTTGGGGAACGTGCTATGGGTATGGGTCAAAACATGTCAATGGCAGTTACTGCACCTATAGTAGGACTAGGAGCAGCATCAGTTAAAGTTGCCGGAGAATATAGTGCTGCTGAATCACAATTCAAAACTGTATTTGGTAATATGCAAAAAGAAGCAAAGGCAAGTTTAGATGCAATATCGAAAGAAACAGGATTATTACCCAACAGTTTACGTGGGACATATACTCAAATGGCTGCATTTGCAAAGACGACAGGTGCATCAACTAAAGATGCAATGAATCTGACATCAAGAGCAACATTAGCAGCTGCAGATAGTGCAGCATTTTATGATAGAAGTATTAGTGAAGTTTCCGAAAACTTACAGTCATTCTTAAAAGGTAACTATGAGAATGATGCTGCTTTAGGTATTTCAGCAACAGAAACAACAAGAAATGCAAAAGCTAATGAAATATACGGAAAATCATTTGTTGAATTAAGCGAACAACAAAAGCAATTAACCTTACTTAAAATGGTTGAAGACGGAAATAAATTAGCTGGTGCTATGGGTCAAGCAGCAAGAGAACAAGATCAATTAGGTACTCAAACTTCAAACTTAAAAACTGCATGGGCTGATTTTCAGAATGAAGTCGGAAAACCTTTATTACCAATTGCAATTGATGCATTAAAAGGACTTTCTAGTACTGCTAAAGATGCTGCTAACTGGTTTAATGGATTAGGTGATGGCAGTAAGAAGTTAGTGCTAGGAATAGGTGGAATTGCAGCAGCTGCAGGACCATCGTTAATTGCATTAGGTATGATGGCTAATGGCGTAAGTGCAGTTGCAGGTGCATACAGTAAGTTAAGTGCACCTCTAAAACTATTTACTAAATCAGGTAGAGAAGCATCTACGATCTTTAAAGTAGGCGCTAAATCAGTTGATATTTTTAAAGCTGGATTAGGCAAATTGCCAACTGTATTTGGGTTAGCCAGAAAAGCAGTTGGGGGATTAACTACAGGATTTAAATTACTTAGATTAGCGGTAGTTACAAATCCGTTCGGCGCAATATTATTAGGTGTCACTGCTTTAGGCGCTGGACTCGTGTGGTTATACAAACATAATGAGAAGTTCAGGAACGCAGTAAATAATATGGCTAAAGGTACTAAGAAAATATTTGGTGATATGATCAACTGGGCTAAAGATATTGGTGCTAAGTTTGGGGCTGGATTTGGTAAAGCAGTAGATAGCGTCAAAAAATTCGGTGCTGATGTAGGGAAAAAGTTTAATGAAGTTAAACTAAATGGTGTTAAAAAGTTTCAAGAAATGAAATCAGGCATTGTTAAGTGGACAGAAGAAACAGGAAAAAACCTATCTTCAAAATGGTCTTCTATTAGAAAAACTACATCCTCACATACAGAGTCAATCCGAAGAAGTGCAGTTAATAAATACGATGAATTAAAAAAAGGTACTATAAAAGCGCTTGGCATGACTGCGTCAGGACTTTCAAAACGTTGGTCGGATATTAAGAAAACTACATCTTCTTTAACAGAAGGTATTCGTAAGACTACTGTTAAAAAGTATGAAGATTTAAAATCAGGAACTGTAAAATGGCTAGGTGTAGCCTCTACTCAAATGTCTAGTAAATGGGGTTCTATCAAGAAAAATACTACTTCACTAGCTGAGGGTGTACGTAAAGTTGCGGTGGATAAGTTCGAGCAGATGTACAAGAAAACTACTGAATGGGTTAATAAAATCGGTACTTTTATCAGTGGTGCAAAAGCTGGTATATCTCGTAAAGCTGGAGATTTAGGTAAAGGAGTTGCTAACGCTGCAATTGGCGGGTTAAATGCCATGATTAGCGGTATTAACTCAATTGCCAAAGGTATTACTGGTAAAGGCTCGTTAATCAGTAAAATCCCAACCCTTTCTACAGGTTCTGGCATCAAAAAAGACACCTTAGCAATCGTTGGTGACAAAGGACCTGGAAATGGTCCAGGTGGATTTACTAGAGAAATTATCAAACGTAAAGATGGATCAATGCATTTAACACCTGCTAAAGATACATTAGTATATTTAGGTAAAGAAGACGAAGTTATCAATGGTCGCACAACTTACGACATGATGAAACGTGGAGAGATACCACGCTATAGCAAAGGTACTAAGTTAGGACAAGACGCTGAGAAGAAAAAGAAACCGAGTGCAGCAGAAGTTGCAGGTAAATTTTTAGGTAAAATGGCAGGTACCACAATCAATAATGCAACAAGTTTAGTCGATTCTGATAACACATTAAAAGCAGTTAAAAAGACTGCTGAAGTCGGAGATAAAGTAAAAGACTTCTCTGAAGAAGTAATGGAGTACATGGATAACCCAGGTAAACTTGTTGATTTAGTTGTAGGACCATTAAAGAGCAAGTTTGTCGGTATCGGTGGAGCAACAGGTGATATAGCATTAGGAGCCTTCAATAACATTAAATCAAAATTGGTAAAAACGGTTGAAGGATGGTTTAGTGAGTTTGTGGGTGAAGGTAGTGGAGATGGTTCAAGTTTCACTTCATTCCGTATAACTACACCTTATAGTCCGAATGCAAGACCACCAGGTTATCCTCATCCAGCGCATCACTATGGTATTGACTATGCCACGCCACAAGGACACCCTATTACTGCTCCATCAAGTGGGATGCTCACACATTTCTTAGATAGTCGTGGTGGTTTAACTGGTATTTTAACAGATAAAATCTTTACGCAATTCTTTATGCACATGGAATCATTAAGAAAAGATGGACCAATTAAGAAAGGTGCATTCTTAGGTAAAACTGGTGGTGATCCACGTGTACAACCTAACTCTGGTATTTGGTCAAATGGACCTCATTTACATTATCAAGTTAAACGTAATGATGGTAATTCAAGTTGGAATACTAGCACAGTAAATCCTGCTACTTTCTTAAATAACGTGGGTTATGGAAAAGGTGGAGGAGACACTGGAGGCGGTTCACAAAGTAATTGGAAACCTACAGTAATCAAAGCCTTATCATTATCTGGGTTACCGACTACAGCAGGATATGTAAATGCTTGGTTAAGGCAAATTCAAACTGAATCTGGCGGTCGTCCTACAGTAATTGGTGGCGACGATGGTTTAGCAGATGGAAAAGCAATGGGATTAGTACAGGTTAAACCTGGAACATTCAGAGCAAATGCTTTACCTGGACATGGCAATATCTTAAATCCATTAGATAACTTAATTGCAGGTATGAGATATGCTAAAGTTAGATATGGCGGACGTATGTTAGGTGTAATCGGTCAAGGACATGGATATGCAAATGGTGGTATCATTACTAAACGTCATTTTGCTGAAGTTGGAGAAGAAGGGCCAGAAGCAATTATTCCATTGGATCCAAAACGTAAAACCCGTGCAAATCATTTATTATCTTATGCTAATAGCATCATCAATAAAGATGGTCGTAAGTACGTCAAAGAACCACCTAAAACACATACTGTTAAATCTGGTGATACACTATGGGGAATCTCACAGGCTAATAAGATGACAGTAAGCATGTTGAAAGAACTGAATAATCTTAAGTCTAACCTTATTTTCCCTAAACAGATTCTTAAATTAAATAACGGTGCATATAAATTAGTTGGGGCAATTAAAGAACATGCTAGTACTTTAAAGAAATCAATCACTAAAAAGCCAACAACAGTTAAATCTAAAGTTCAAATGACTTCAGTTACAGGTGTTATCAGTAAATTTGCAGACGGTTTAATTCGTTCAGGTACAATCTTTAAGGATTTAAAGACATCTAAGACAGATTTATCTTTTGGTAAATTCTTAGAGACTAAGCTTAAAGGATTAAATTCTAGCAATATCAAAACAGTTATGACTAATGTATCAGACATCAAGAAAAAACTAACTGAAATTGATAAGAAAAACGATAAACTTATCAAAACTAATAACACTAAGATTAAATCAGCGACAGTTAAAAACTTTGACGAACAATTGAAGATTGATAACTATAAAGCTGAAAAAGCATTGAACGGTAAAAAAGGTACGATCACTGTTAAAACAAGAATTGCGGCAAGAGATACTACATTGATTGACAGAAATCTTGCTAAGTCTAAGTTGAATAAAGCAGCACATGAAAAGGATTTAAAAACATTACATGCTTATGAAGATAAGCTTCTTAAGAAACGTGCTACTTTAAAGACTAAGAAAGAAAAAGAAAATAATGCAAAGTTATTAGCGAGTACTAAAAAACGTATTGCCGATGAACAAAAGCAACGTGATAAAGAAGTAGCAAACATTAAGAAGTATGAAGCACAACGTGCAGATGCTTTAAAGCTTAAGTACAAAACAGAAAAGAAATATGTCACAGGACGTTCAGCATCAGCATTAGATAAATTAATCAATACTTCTACAAATAACATTGGTAAGAATAATACATTGATTAAAAATCTAAAATCAGAAAATGCATTATATGCTAAACAGTCAGCAACTCTAAATAAAATTAAAGGTGCTGAAATACTTAAATCTGATGTACTCAAGAAAATTGCTGCAAGACGTGAGCAACTTGTAAAAATGATGGAAGCGTTAAAGAAAAAAGAAACATCATTGAAAGAAGAAAAACAAGGCTTTGCTGATAGTATTAGCGAAAACTTACAATCATACGCTGGTTTTGGTGGCGCAAGAGGACATACTGCTCGTGATTTTGTAAGCTGGATGAGATATAGATTAGGTAAGATGCGTACATTTGCTTCTAACGTACAAAAACTTAAAGGAATGGGATTAGATCCTAAACTGATAAGAGAAATGTTAGCTGGTGGAATTGAGAACGCTATACCTAAAGTTGAAGCTTTAGTTAAAGGTGGCGGTGGTTATATCAGTCAGATTAACTCACTTCAAAAAGAAATTGATGGAGTAGTTAAGTCAATCAGTACTGAGCAATCAACTAGTCTATTTGCAGATGAATTAGCAAGTAATAAACGCCGTCAAGACGTGGTTACTAAAGCTATGAAAGATAATGAAGCAAGACTTGATAAATTTAGAAGTGGTAAAGACAAAGTGATCAGTATGAAGTCATATACAGATTTAGAGAACAAAACTTCTAAATATAAGTATCAGGCTAAGCCATTACCTAAGAAAACAACAACTAAGAAATCTACTACAACTGCAACATCAGGTAAGTATAAAGTTAAATCTGGTGATAGCTTATGGTTAATCGCCAATAAGTATAAGACTACGGTTGATAACCTTAAAAAGTTAAATGGTTTAAAATCTAATCTTATTCACCCTAATCAGACTTTAAAAGTGCCAGGTGTAGCTAAATCTCAAAAGGTTGTTAATCTAGAAGCAGCTAAGAAGAAACGTGAAGACGAATCAACTAAGTTAATCGTTAATACTGCTAAGAAATTGAATGTGGTTGGTAAAAACGATAAATATGCTGCTCAACTTCAAAAAGAGATTGCTGACATTAGAAAAACAACAACTAAGAAAGATGATGCACTTGTAGCGAAGTTAGAAAAAGAGATGAAAGAGAATAAGGCATTAACAAAAGAAATGGTAAACCTTTTATCTCAAATCCTTAACAAGCCAACAAACGTTATTTTAGACGGTCAGAAAGTGAGTAAGACTGTAGAAAAGAATATCGTTACAAAAGCTAAGACAACAGCAAGGAAGACAGTGACACCAAAACCAAAAACAGCAGTTAGGAGGAAAGCTTAATGAGTGAGAATATTAGAGTTGGTTTTTTCTTTAATGATAAGCACAGTAGTGAGTTCGATATTAGACTCACTGGTGTGCTTACACCTCCTCCAGAAATTAAGAAAATAACAGATAGCGTTCCTCATATGAATGGTGAGTACGATTTTACCTTCGTGTATGGAGCACCCAAATATAACAATCGGCAAATTGATGTCGATTGTTTTATTTTATGTGATCATAATCAGAATATGGCTCAAACAGAAAATGAAATCATCAATTGGTTATATGGTACACCTTTTATAAAGTTGACCTTTGACCACCAGGAGAACAGAGAATATACTGCAAAACTTGAGAGTATAAGCTTTGAAGAACCTGATTACAACATGAGAAGACTATCATTCAAATTACAGTTTGAAGCTAAACCTTTTGCGTGGGATGTTGTCCTAGAAAAAGAGGTGTTGTAATGTATACGGTTAAAGTATGGAACATGAATGAAAATCCAACTTACATTTGGGACTATCGTAAGTCTGATAATTTAATGAGAAGTAGTACATTAGATAAAGAGTTGGAAGCAGTTGATCAGTTTAATTTTGATTTGATTGATAGTGATATTAAGTTGAAGTCGTTTCTATCATTTGTGGAAGTTAAAAATGAAGTTAAGAACAATGTAGTTTTTCGTGGACGTATAATGACACCCACAACACAGATGAACGAAGATGGTACATATAATACATCTTACACATCCGAGGGTGCAATGGCATATCTTGATGATTTTAATCCGTCATATGATATGAAAACAGATTTAACACCACAACAGCGATTTACAGAATTAATTAACATTCATAATAACTTGTTAGGTGCCGATACTTATAAGAGAATTAACATTGGTAATGTATCAGTAACACCTAAAATGCCAGAGTCTGAAACTGCTGAATATGACGATACTGCATATTTCATATTAGACCCCGAAAAATCGATACTCACACATATCAGAGAATTGATATTAGGGATATATGGTGGAGAAATCGTATTAAGGTATGAAACAGACGGAAATTATATTGACTGGGTTGATAAGATAGGTAGTAAGAAATCAACTGAACTTAAAGTTGGAAAGAACATGAAATCATTTCAGCGACAGATTGACCCGACTGAAGTCATCACAAGATTGATTCCGTTAGGTTCATCAGAGCCTACAGCATGGGAAGGTAGTAAACGATTAGAGATAGTTGAAGACCCAAGAAGTGGTGGAAAGAACTATATAGATATACCAGAACTAATAGCATTATATGGTATTCAAACAGGTGTAGCAATATTCGATGACGAGTACACCCCAGATACTCTGTATGACCGTGGAATGAAAGAAAAGATAGAAATCATGAAGAAGTATGCAAAGATGACAACTGAAATTCAGTTGCTAGATTTGTTTACGATTGGATTAGATCCTGATGACTTTGAACGTGGGAATTTTTATCACACTACCTTACCTCGTTATAACATTGATGAAGATTTAAGAGTGGTAGGTACATCATTTGATGTAATACATCCACAAAATAAATCCTGCCGTATAGGGGATAAAGATTTAGGAATATTGGATGTATCAGATATTAATACTTTAAATATTATTAATGAAGCTGTGCCACCGATGCTTGATAATACAGCGAACGAAATCAGACAGGAAATAATTACAGCAGAAAGTGATGCTGTAAAAAGTGCTGATGATTTAGCAAGACAAAGAATCGAACAATTCAAAAAAGATTCATTCGAGCCTTTTAAATTATCGATTCCTGATATTATGAACACGAAATTATCAGATTTCAAAAAAGGTGAACTAGGAACAATCATTAACAATACGATTACCACTAATGGTCAATCTATCACTAACGATGTAGTGAATAAGATTAATAGCAGTACAAATGTAATTCGTAGTGATGCTATTGTAGTTGATGCTGCAATGATTGGAAAAATCGCTGCTGATCAAACATTTACTGATAAATTAGTCGCTACTGATGCATTCATTAGAAATATTATGGCATCAAACATAGTATCAGAAAAAATTAAGACAACTGATATTGATTTGAATAGGGCGACAATCAGAGGATATTATGACAGTGATAACTATGTTATTATGTCGTCTGATTATATTAGGCAATATGGTAAGTATGTAACTACTGATTTAGATGGTTATGATAAAACAGTTAAAGGATATACTGAATTTAAAAACGGTTTATTGAGAATAAGAAATGATAATGCTAATAGTTCACTATATTATACTGATAACGGTATTTACACCAATAACACTGTAAAAAATCAAAGTAGTGGTGCAATAGCTTTCTTTGATAAAACTTTTGGTGCATCAGGGCTTTATATAAAATCGATAGAAGGTGGCATCGGCATTGCTGCAAATTCAAATACAATTTTATTGATGTCAAAATTAATTAGGTTAAAATCTCAAACTACAATAAATTTAGAAGCAAATCAAGTTATAGCAGATGGAAGTATTGAAGCTAAAAGTATGAAAGCTACTTCTTTTGAAGGCGCATTAAAAAATGAAGTAGGTAACGTTTATGTTATGACCAACGACGAAGCGCGTATTACCTCACCTGCTGGATATAATGGCGGAAGTCCAGTATATAAAGATATTCGTTACGCTAAGGGTTATGCAATGTCACATGAAAAATATAAAAGTGATATTAGTGCATGGGATTTTAATGTTCTTGATATTTATAGAGATGAATTAAAGTTATATAAATATAAAATCAATGCAGAGATAGAGAAAGGTAATGCTATGTATCAACATGGTATTGTGATACGTGAAAATGTAAGTAACGATCAATTCCCTATCGAATGGCGTAATGGTGATGGATATAATCAAAATGAAGTTGTATTTTGGAACACTAAAGCAATTCAAGAATTAATAAATAAAGTAGATAAACTGGAGGCTCAAATTAATGGAACAACCACAACGTAATATCGAAAAAGAATTAGGTATCTACCAAGTAGAATATATGCAATTAAAAGCTGAGAACGTATCGCTCAAAGCTCAAGTTGATGATTTACAAAACGAACTGCAACAACTAAATAAAAAAGATGAAGCTGTATCTCAATAGAGATATGGCTTTTTATTATGAATAAGGAGGGTATCAATGGATATTAATAGTATCAAAACGAAAGTCAAACAGCATAAACATATAACCCTTAAACAAAAAGATAATACGAGTCCAATTGAACTATATCTATGTGGTAACGACGGTAAAGTAATGAGTTCGTTAAGTGGACAGGCAACAGTAACTTTACTTGATACAGTGGATAAAGTAGTACGTGCCACGATCAATGCAAATGTTACTGGTGGTAATATCTCTTTTGTTGTTACTCAACACTTAAAAGCAAATCCACATAATTTAGAAATAACAATTGGTGGTCGTAAATTTCCATCGGACGGTGAGTTCACAATTCAAGTTGCATCAACGCATGATATGGCTGAACTGAATATTATTCAGCAGGGAACTAAGGAACAAGTAATCAGTCAAATTACTTCAGATGTTAAGTCTTACGTTACGCCTATTATCACAAATTATATGACTACAAACAGTACGTTATTCAAAGGTGAAAAGGGTGATGCATTCAAATATTCTGATTTCACATATGCTCAGTTACAAGCATTGAAAGGTGAAAAGGGTGATACCGGTGCACCAGGTGCTAAAGGTGAACCATTTAAGTATAGTGATTTTACTGTAGAACAATTGAATGCTTTAAAAGTTAAAGGTGATACAGGAGCAACTGGACTTTCAGCTTATGAACTTTGGGTATCTCAACCAGGTAATGCAGGTAAGACACTCAATGATTATTTCATATCTTTAAAAGGCGAGAAAGGTGACGGCTTGCAAATAGACGGTATCGCTACTTCAGCAGACCAATTACCAACAGGAACAACAAAATCAACGTATCTTGTTGGTACAGTGCTATATTTCCGTGACACAACTGGAAAATGGACTGCTGGACCAAACATTAAAGGCTTAGACGGGTCTAAAGTAACGATTGGTAGTGATGGCTATTGGTATATTGACGGTGTTAAGCAGGCGACGATGGCTAAACCTAGTCAGGCTGAACTTGATAATTTAAAGTTATATATTCAATCAAGAGGAGAGAATTTAGTTACTAACGGTACGGGATTGCTAGGAGATAATACGAATTTTAACGCTTTTACTTTTAAAGGTGATGAAGTAAAAGTTGGTGGTGGAAGTTTTTACTCTAATATAAAGAACTCTGTGTATTCAGATGAATTTATTCCAGTTGATAGTTCAAAAAAATATTTATATAGCGTATGGGGAAAATCAAAGAATAATGCTTCTACACATTATGTAGGTACTGCTTATTACGATATAGATAAAAATTTAATAGAACCTCAACAAATTTTCCATGATGATAAACCGGTAGTAACACTTACACAACCTCTAAAAAAGGGTGATACCAAAGTTTATGTTAGTGACGTTTCGCAGTGGGCTGAAACTACAGGTGTATGGAATCAGATTGGGAAAACAGCACAAGGTGTGGCTTTATGGGGATATAAAAATAATAAAGGATATTTATATCCAGAGAAAACGTATACGAGATACTCACAAATAAATATTTCTAGTGTTGACGCTACTAATAACGTTATTACACTAGCAATTCCGTGGGCTATTGATTACAAAGAAACTACAGATAAAATTTTCCCTATTGGTCATCCTGTAACTCGTGCGCGTGGTGGAGCGTTCTTTAATTACACATTGATTAACAATCAGAAGTTACCGACTGGGTGGACTAAATATTCTTCAGTAATTGGAGGGGGTATATCTATTACTGATAATACTATGTTTAGACCAGGAACTGCGTTTTTAAAATTGGTATTTCTAAATAATAATCAATCGAATGATGAAGTGTGGTACAGTGGCATTGATTTCCGAGAAGATGTTTTTGATGGACAAAGTTTTGCTCTATCCGGCCATAACCACGACCTAACATATGCTAAACTATCAGATTTCAACACGCATACAGCAGATAATGTTAAACATATTACTGCTGCTGAACGAGCAACATGGAACAGTAAAGCAAACGCAACACACACGCACGCCATTAATGATGTAACTGGTTTACAATCAGCGTTGGACGGAAAACTCACGAAAGCTACGGCTGATACGTTGTATGCACCTATCGGTTCTACAGGTGGGAGCGGTGGAACAACTGTTGTCGATGACAAAAATAAAGTTAACGTAAATACTAAATTCGGATTTGTCGGCGATGGAGTGACGGATAACTATCAGGCTTTTAAAGATATGATCGCGTTTAACAAAACACATCCAGAAGTAAAACTTGAATTCGACGGACAGTATAATGGCCAACGCGCTAAATATCGTGTTGATAGATATGTAACTATCGCAAATATTGAGGGTAGTTATGAATCAGGTTCACCGACACATATGGTTTGGGAAGGTCGCATGGTTCACTTAATTACGAACGGTGCTTTATTCATCAACATGCCTATGAATGGTTTTACTAAGACTAAAGCATTCACAAGTGGTGGGTGGCATTATGCAAAAGAGGAACCAATCACATTATTTAATTTTGAAAAGGTGCAATCGGTTATAGGTGATAATCTACACATTGACGGTGAAAACCACAAATTAAAATTCCAAAGTGGATTTACTTCTAAAGAGGGTGAAAACGCTAAATGGTCAGCGGATAATCTTCCTTTAGCAGAAGGTAGAGGCCACGGTATTATTTTAAGCGGTTCAACAAATATCGCCTTTAAAAACATTTCAGCAATTAACCAGGTCGTAGATGGTATCGCAATGGGATTCTATGCTGATTATACTAAGATGGAAGTCAAACAATCATCAAACATTAGTATTACCAACGTAACTACTAATGGTAATGGACGTTTAGGTATTTCCGGATTAGGTGCGTGCAACGGGCATATCACTAACTTTATATCTGAATATAATGGTATGAATAAAAATGCAGATGGAATGTATATTAGTTCTAGTCCTGCGGGTGGTTTTGATTTTGAACCACATCACAGTCCAATTTCAACTGATAACAATACACCACCATCTTACACTGTAGAGGATTGGAACGGTAACTTTGTTATTGAAAATGCACGCATCAGATATAATTCAGGTACACAAATTGCGTGTACTTCAACATTACTGACACGTACTGTAGTACTTCAAAGAGCGACTGTTAGACCACCTAAAGGACGTACAGGTGATCATTTACTAATACAAGCATCGTTACAGAACTGTAAATTTATCGATTGTGATATTGACGGTAAATTAGCAGATGGTAAATTATCGCGCGTTGTATTCTACGGTGCTGGATATGTATCGGAATCAACAGGTGTTATCACAGGTCAACCGGCTAATGTATGGAGTGAGGTTGTTGGTGGTCGTTGGGCTAACGTTGAACCGTGGGTAAATACTGATGGCAATACAACTTACAATGAGATTCCAACGGGACAATATGGACTTCATAACATTTCATTCACTGGATTGGTTATGGATAATGTATTGTTCACTCTTAGAACAATCAGACGTTTCAACTTCTTAAATGTCGTTATGAACTATCCGTCAGATAGTGTGGTCAATAAATTGATTATCTGGAACTCTAACATGAAAGACGTTGTTATGATCAACAGAAAATCATCTAACATCACTTTAGATTTAGGAAGCGGAGATACACAATCGAATTTTGAAAACTTAAGATTAACTTCAAATAAATTTGATTTTGCAACGGGTACTAAGAAGTATAAGACAGCAGTCATCTCGAATGAAGCGATGGACGTCTATGATTATACAAGAGCTATGGAATATATGTTAGGTAACGGAACTACACCAACACCGCCAGCAGATACAACGCCACCAAATGCACCAACCGTAAATACTGTTTACACAGATGCTACGACTATCACAGGTACTGCAGAAGCTAACAGTACGATTACAGTGTTATTCAATGGTGGTAACGCAACTACTGCTATAACAAACGGAAGTGGTAACTGGACAATAACAAAACCAGGTGCAGTAACTTTAACTGCTGGCATGAGTATCAATGTAACTGCTAAAGATGCAGCAAACAATACTTCTAATGCAACTACTGTGACTGTTCAAGCAGTACAAACTGGTACTGGTGGTAACTTATGGCCTACAACATCATTTGATTTCACTGGTAAGACGATTCCTCAGGCCGGAGGTAGTGGTAGTAAATTAGTTGTTAACTCAGTATTCACTGTATCAAACAATGAAGCACAAGCATTAGAAATGAGCGGCTCTGGTGATACTATTACATTTGCTGCTAAAGCAGGCACAAGCAAATACGGAATGTTCACATTAGAACCTAATACTCAATATACTATTCGAGTTAAAGGTTCTGATACAATCGCGAATGCATCAGACTTAGTAACAATGATTTCAACAACTGATGCAAATTACATCTGGCCAAACCCTAAAGTAGTGGATATAACATTTACTACTGGAAGTGATGGTAAATTTGGTTATGACTTCAATGGTGTTACGTACGGTGGAGCTACTTCATCATTTGTATTCCATCGCGCAAACGGCGGTAAAAATTCAACTACAACTTATAAGATTTGGCTGAATCCAGGTGCTACAAGTACAGCTACATGGAGTAGCTAATTAAATATCCAACCTCTAACTTTAATTAGTTAGGGGTTTTTATTATAGATAAATTTAAATTATAGGAGTGATGGAATGCATATAGAAGCAGACGGTATAAGTTTAGAACACTTATCAATATTAAAATTTTATTTGTTAGGTACAGATTTAAGAATGATTTACGTTCTTATAGCATTTATGACATTTGATATAATGACAGGAATTTTCAAAGCATGGCAACAGCATAACTTATGGAGCAGAAAATCAATGTTTGGCTATTCAAGAAAGTTGTTGATATTTGGAATTGTAATTATGGCTAACTTGATGGATCAAATACTTGAGTTGAACGGAGTATTGTCGATTGCGACGATTCTTTACTATATAGGAAATGAAGGATTAAGTATTGTTGAGAACCTTGTGATATTAGGAGTACCAGTTCCTGAATTTCTAGCAGAAAAATTAGCAATATTAGCTAATGGTAAACGTTCAATTACTACTGACATTAAAGAAGAGTTTAGCACTAAAAATTCACCTGATTTACCTGGAGGCGAATTAGAAGTAAAGGTAAAAGTTGAACCGGAAGAAATTAAGAATATGAATAGTAAATATAATACTGACAAAGACTTATTCGAGGAGGTATAAGAATGGCTAAAATTATTTTAATCAATGGACATGGTGCGTCAGACCCTGGCGCAGTTGCGAACGGAACAAATGAACGTGATTTCATCAGACAGAACATTACACCTAAAGTTGCGAAGTATCTAAAGGATGCAGGTCATTCAGTATCAATCTACAACACTGCACATGACTGTTATTCTGATACACGTAAAGGTAGTGGGTTATATTCAATCTATAACAATAAATTTGATGTTGTAGTCGAATTCCATTTGGATGCAGCATCTCCACAAGCAAGTGGTGGCCATGTTATTATCCCAACTGGGTTAAGTGCTGACAACATCGATAAAGGATTACAGACCACACTTAATAATCACGTTGGCACTATTCGTGGTATAGATGGACGTAGCGACCTCTTACATTGCAATGTGGCTAAACAGCTAGGATTGAACTATCGTCTTGTCGAGCTAGGTTTTATCACAAATAAAGGTGATATGGATTATATCAAGAAAAATATCAATACATTTACTAAAGATTTAGCTGATGCTATTCATGGTAAAGAGATTGCAGTAAAGCAAAAAGCACCAGTCAAAAAGAAACCCGTAAAAAAGTAACAGGGGATGTTGACTATCATATCGTAAAAAGTGATGAAAACTTATGGTCAATATCCCAGAAATATAACTTAACGGTGTCTAAGATAATGTTACTGAACGACTTAACTGATGATCTCATTCGTGTTGGAGATAAATTAAAAGTGAAATCGACTAAGAAAGTGGCAAATGTTAAGAAGAAAGCGCCAGTTCAAATAAACACTAACAAAAAGATTGCACGATTAACTCAGGATGAAGCAGTCAAATATTTATGGAGTATGAAAGGTAAGTATATAGACTGGGATAATCGCTTTAAACTTCAATGTTATGACGCTGCAAATGCATATTGGCATTCATTATTCAATCATTCATTGAGTGGGATGTATGCTAAAAATATTCACATTGATAACAGATCGGTACTTCAAAATGAATCAGAAATAATTATTTATAATGGTAAGCGTAAACCTCAAAAAGGGGATATGCTTATTTTTTATTATCAAATTTACGGAAGTATTGCAGGTCATGTAGCAATGTGTTTAGATGCTGGCGAAAATGGCATGACAATAATCGAACAGAATTTTGATGGTACTGGAACAATGCCATGTACTGTTAGAACATGCAATTTCTTTGGATTAATTGCGATTGTTAGACCGAATTTTAAATAA